AAGCCTGCACGAATGATAACGAAATCGACCCCCGAAGCCTTGACCTTCTTGAAGTCAATGTTCTGCTGATACTGCGAAACGTCAATGCCCTTGAATGTCTTTGCCATAAAAATTACTTCCTTTCCAAATCGTCAATCCTGTGATTAGCCACCTTGATTTTCTCGTCGATCAAAGCATAGTCCTGTTCCAACTTATACGTCCGAGCAATAACGGAATTGTGCTTGTCCACACGCTCAGACAGCTTGTCTATCTTGTACTCAATGAGTTTTTGGCTATCATACTGCGCCTGTTGCATAGTCTTACGACTGTTAGATGCTATAACGAGCTGACACACTACCGCCGAAGCCGCCGTTATCAGTGCGACTATAATTGCTTCCGTCACTCGTCATCACCTGACTTTCTTTTGGCTGACTGCGTACCAAAGTAGAACGATATCACCACAGTAAACACCGTGATGAACTGCTCTGCGGTTATGGTGCGGCGAAGTGCCAACACGCAGAACACCGCTGTCAAGAACAGCGTTACAATGGACTTTACATCAATGAGTTTCGCTAACTTCTGCTTCATGGTATACCTCCTTTGTTATCATCTCATACTCCTCCGCCGTGATCCACTTACCGACGGCGGTGTGTACCATAGCAGCCGACCACAAACGGCTGTCATAGTATCTCTTGACCTTTGCATAGTTCTTACTCATCACCGCTCACCTCATTCAGCTCTACGCCACTGATCATAGCCAGAAAATCAACGTTTGCCTTTATCCTGTCTATCTCAGTGACTTTTGGCTTGCGAAAATTGTCTTCCGTCAGCCCCAGTTTCTCAACCATAGATTTTTGTAAATCCGTCATGTTGTACCTCCTACTTCACTCAGTTTCACGATATACTCTTCTTCGCTTGGCACTGGTATATGGTAATTATCGTTGCTGTTTTTGAATGTCACTGAACCGCCTGCTTCGACCTCGATGTTCCGCAGGAAATCATCTGGTATTAACGATGATATGTCTGTGACTACAGGTGTGGCTAGTTCGTAAAACAGGATAACGCCAGTCATTGCCTGCTTAAATGCGGTAACGTCGGTGTAGGCGGTGTCCTTGACCTGAATTTGTGAAACTGCGATACTGTCTCCGTCTAGCACAATTGTTTTATCGACAAATGCATTTGGATTTCTAGCAACTGTTATATATTTACTGCACAGTATATTATGAACAGTTGTTCCGAACGCACCTAATCTTTTAAACCCAATTGCGGAAACTGGCGCATAGAAATAATCTCCTACTGATTGACTAGATGTTTTCATCCACGTCAGCGTTCCCAAATCTACGCTGCCAACACACTGAACATATTTTTTATTTTCATAGTCCACATAGTTTCGTGCCGTTCCTGCCGACCAGCCGTAGCCAGGCAGAGCCTTAATTGCTTCGGGGATTTTGTGTGCGGTATCACCCACAGCGACTTCTTCTGTCCCTGCACTGACAATCTCACCGTCAATGACCTCAGAATGACCACCTATCGACTTAACCGACATCAGCTTTGCCCCAGTCGGAACTGTCTTTGCGTATGCCGTATCTGTATCAGTTTCAAATTTATGCGTCACACCATTGCCCATATCGTACAACGCATTTACCCTACGTTGCAGTTCCTTGTCTGTTAGTTTCACGTTAGCTATTTCAACAGTATTCTCGGCAATCTTTCCGACCGCTGTTGTGTAGTCATCTGGCAGGCTGTCAGCCACCGCCTGTGCTGTCTGTGCGGCGGTTTCGGCGGCTGTTCTGTCTGTGGCGACCTTAGTGGCATGGTCTGCCACTGTAGCCTTGTCGGCTGTGACCTGCGTTGCCAACGTTTGCACCGCCTGCCTGTCTGTCGCAGTGCTGTCAGCACAGGTCTTAGCGGTTTTAGCATAGCCCGCCGTTATTGTCTTGTCAGCTTCGGTCTGCTGTGCTGACACTGACGCTTGGGCTGCGGATATCTTTGCGCTGTTCTGTGCAGTGACCGCCTCTGTGCGTGCGTTTTCTGCACCCTGCCTTGCGGTTTCTGACTGTGCTGCGGACGTTTCAGCCGCTGTCTTTGCGGTTTCAGCTCGGCTTGCCGCCTGTTCTGCGGTGTCGGCTGATTTCTCTGCGTTTGTGGCAGATTTAGCAGCGTTATCTGCCGCTGTAGTCGCTGTATCTGCGGCTGTCTGTGCTGTCTGCATGTCAGCGTGTGCCTGTTCACCTATTGCCGAAATGCGGTCTAGTGCATCCATAGCCACGTCAGGTGACGGTACTGCATTATTGCCTATAGCCGCACCTATTCTCAGGCGGAATATGCGTGATTTTTTCACCAGTATGTATTCCTGCCCTGACAGTTTTTTTGCACATATCTGGCATGATACCGTCTGCGCTGAACGCAAGACATCTGCCGTAGGCGTCCATGTGCCGTCTGTGATATCGACCTCGTACTGAACACCGTCACCGTAGTCTATCGTCATTACATAGCGGTCTGCGCCGTCTATCTCCATGCCTTCGACTGTCACGGGTCTGGCATTAGTTTCACCGACATAGCCCAAAAGGGCTGTTGACGTCATTGCGTTGTAATTTTCGTCTAGTCTGATTACCATTTCTGCACCCCCTTTTATACGATTGCTATGTAGTCAATGCTATACGTTCCTGCAGGTACGTTGACAGTGGTTGCGCCATTGCTAGGACCCATGCAGATCACTGCGAAATATGCGTCCTTGTATACCTGCACATGGGTGCAGTAGTTCTGAAATGGGTTAGGTGTGCCGATATCTCTCAGCGACACGCATATCTGCTTCGGCACAAAATCCAAATTCAGCGGTATCTGCACGCTTGAGGCTGCCTTTTCCAGCGTGTATTCAATCGTACCGCTTTTGACTTTGTTTTGATTTAGATCATTTACTGCCTGCTCCGTTGCTGTCAATGCGTCAACAAACGCCTGGCGAACGTCACGGCCGTAAAATGCGTTTCTGACAGTTTCGATAAAAGATGTAAGGTCTATGTTTGCCATAAATTTGCCCCCCTTTTTTTAATCAAGTGTGTGATTTTCTGTCGAAATGCTCTTGCAGTAAATTTCGCCTGTTTTTCCAAGACAAAATATAGCAGGCTTACTGTTTTCATCAAGAAGCGTTAAACTTCCGTCTTCCGTACTTAGCGTAAACGTCTGTCTTTCGCCATTATATCCGAATACCGCACCTGCCTGTATGACAACGTGACCACTTATGCTTGCGTTGTCAATACGTATTTCCAATGGACTAATTCTAACTGTCCATTCGTTATGTGACAGCTGAATGGCACTGGTAGTTTCACTAGATGTCTGTAGATTGATAGTTCCGCCTGTTATATCTGCTGATTTTGACGACAGCCTATTGGCAACAACTGTTCCATCCTCAGATACCGAAAAGGTACCTGAGCCGTTGTTGATTTTCAACCCTGTCAGGGTCAGGGCGGTTATAAAACTAGCCACCAAATTTCCGTCGATGGTCCACGCATTTGTGTACGGTCCAGTTTTAGCCGACCCACCGTCTGAGGACTTCCAAAAGCCTAACCCGTTTTTGTTTAGTTGGATACAAGCCTTGCAAGTATTAATATCAGCCGTGTCCATAATCAGGATACGCTGAGGCTTCTCGGACGGGTCAAGAATAACGTGACCGCCCTCTGCGCCTGTTATCAACTTTGTGGCGTTCTCAATTTTGCTGTCTATCACCTGACGATTTCTGAATTCAGAGTTGTCTATAGCCGATTGCAAGCTCTGTGTTTTCGCTGTCATAAAGCCCGAAAGGGTTTCAAATCGGTCACCGAAGGTCAACTGTGAAGCCTGCGGATTGTCAAGGTCTATGGATATACCCACAATGCGCAAATCCTCGTCTATGCCCATAAGGCTATTTTTTACTCTGTACCAACAGCCGAGTTCAAACTGCTCAATGTGCTTGTCTATTCTCGAGAGGTCGAGTGCTGTTATTTGATACTGCACTTTCGCACGATTAACAGATTTAAGATACTCCTTACCCTTGCTGAGAAGATTGCTCGTAAGGGTAATATCGTCCCATATCTGCGTACCGCTTATAACACCGTACTTTGCGACCAAAGAACTGTCTTCTATGTAGTCCTTGCCACCATTCACGCTGCCGATAGTCAACCGCTTCTCGCTGTCTGTAAGCTTTGCGCCAAGAGGGTAAAGACGTGTTATGACCGCCGTTTCATCGACTTCCCGTGATATGGTTTTAAGGTTGACCGCAAGCTCTATGGTGGTATCTGTGCCGTGTCCTATGTTCTCCAAATAGTCAAGATATACCTTGCCATCTTTATCACGAAGCTGTATCTCACCACCGAATTTTTCTATAAGCTTGTCGGCAATGACGTCCATTGTCTTGTCCCAATTTGCAGTATATGTGTAGTTGTTGCTTGCCGTAACAGTTACCTGTCCCGGCTCTATACGCTTATCTGCACCCACCTGAGAATTGTGCTTTGACAAGAACGAAGAAAGCACTGTTGATATACCTACCATTTTGTATTCAACATACGGCTGAACGCTGTCATATAGCCAACCTAAACGCCCCTCACAGGTGACTTTGCGGCATATCAGACCTCTCTCATCCATGCTGTCAGGACACTTCAAGACCCTGCCTATAAAAATGTCCTTGTCAGTACTTTCATCATAGACCTTGACAGCCGTTGTCAGTGGTTTCAAGAAGTCATACCCTGCATTGTTCGGATATATGGTAAAGCTGAAACTATCCACAGCGTTGATAGACTTTGCTACCTTGCCGCCTGATATGCGGTCTGTGCCGTCGCTGTGTATGATAGTGTTTTCAGCTCCGTTTGTTATCGTTACTATGAACATCAGAGTGCCTCCTCGTAAAGTTTGAGCGTGAGTGTACCGAAGCCATACGCTGACAAAGTGTTCACACCAGGCTGTAAAGTCAGCTCGTCAAGGTCAAATTCTTTTTCCGTATTGCGGTATACGCTTGCACTTATCTCTTTGTCATTGAGCGCAAAATAGGTGAAGCCCACACTCTTTGTATCGTCCTCTGAGCGCTTATAAGAAAGGCGTGGTCGTATGGGTCTATCAGCATATGAGTAGATTTTCAAGGTCGCAGGAGGGGCGTATCGTGTCTGCTCGACCGCTGTCAGCGATATATTCGTTAAATTCAGACAGTCGGTTTCAAAGTTGAAGTCGTCAAAGCCGATATCTGAGTAATCATCAGA